TGTCACACTGTTGTATATTTGCCTCTTGCTTTATCTGTATATCTAAAAAAAAAAAAAAAAAAACAAAACTTTAGTGTACAATTACGAGAGACCCCGGCGAAAATCATTGTAGGCGTTTCAGTCGCATTCATGTAGTAGTTTTAGTGATGAGCAGCATTTGAGGGAATGGCGAGGTAAGCGATGATTATGACATGCCGCGCGCGGCCGATTTCCCGGCCCTGGATAAGCAAAGCCCCTTTCCCGCTCCAATCCCTTATCTCCACCCCAACTCTCACCCTTGCCCTTCCTATCGCCTCGTGGCCTTCATTTCTCTTTACCAGCCCCATTCAAAAACTACTATCTCACCTACCCCCTTACCACCACATGCCTCTATTTCCGGTTTTAAAGCCCCCTAGGTGCGTTTTTGCCCTAAATTCCGTTCCGCAATTTGTTCTACTTTCATTCTCACAAAAATATCCCATTGACACCAAACTAACTTCTCTATATCTTCCCTCTCAGAACAACCCATACCTGAAAGGCTTCTCGCATGACCATTCAATTCCTTTACCGCTGAAATTGAAATTGTGGTGTAAGCGGTATCGATTAAGGCTTTTCAGCCTTGCCCAGCTTCGGCTGGGCACTACTGCATGGTTCGAACGTGGGGAATAAAATGAAAATTTTGACAGAATCCGAATATTTGGCAAAGCGCGCCATTTGCGACAAGGCGGATGCCTACCATAAAGCAAACGCGACCTTTCACACGTCGGGTTGGGCTACCCTATCCGCTGAATTGGCGGAACATCCTGATTATGCTACTTGCACAAACGAAATTCGAGGAGAGGTGGAGCAATACGAATTGCTTACAAATCCGCCCGAAAAATTGACGGCATATATTGGCAAACCTAACCTTAACGGCATGGGTGTTGATCGCTCTGTTGGACAGACTTACCCCATTACCGTTTGGACTGGGGCGCAAATTGGCTTTGCCACGAAAGGCAAGGAATGGCGAGTTTATTCCGCCTATGGTCACACCATGGCCATGTTTTACGCGCGTATTGCGGGGCGTGAATATGTCGGACGCGGATTTGGCGAAGGCATGGCAATAAATTTGCGTGAAACGGCTAAAAGCAAACGGGAAAGGTTATAATCATGGAAGCTTATATCCAGACCAAAAGCGCGAAGGCAGATGGCACTTTTGACAGTTATCTGACAATCCGCGTACCGGCCAGAGAAACGACAACGCCCTGGAAGGGACGGACACTAACCGGATATGGCCGCGCCCTTCCTACGCCCTACATGGTTAAGTGGCGTAGGCATTGGTATCGCGTCAAGTGCATTTGCTTTGGCAACTCTAACACGCTCTACATTGGTAAAACTTACGATCAATGCCTAACCGTCTTCGATATTGTCAGATAACCAAGCTCCATCTAGTGGCTATGCGTCTTAACCGGATAGGCAAAAAAAAAATATTCCTCCCCAATAAAATAAATTTCTTGACAAAATTAGTCCCCCCGCCTTGGGGGGATACCTAGCCACGTCCAGGATTACGTGTAGGGTACCTCACCTGCCAAGTTCATTTCTTTGAGGCCCATTTACCTACATCACTTTATTCCTATCACCTCTAAAACAAACTAAAAACACCGGGCCGATTTTTCTTCTACTATCGGGCCGCGTCTTTACTGCCCTGCTCGGGCCGCCGCCCCACGTTGAGGCCCACTGAGGCCCATTAACGAACACTTTGCCTATGTGAATTTTTCTATTGACCTACCATCCCTAGTTGCGATACGTGCGCGTTCCTTATATACTGTACTTATGAATAGCTCCGATCTAACCACAATCCTGAATGCCAAAATTTCCCCGGCCCGAGGTGGCAGGCGGCCCGCCGCGCCTTTGACTATTGGCACCCCGCGAGAACTTACTGAGGAGGATCTTTCCGAACTGGAAAATCCGACCCCGCTGGGTACCGCGCCGCCAGTAATCCAGCGCATTCGCAGCACTCACCATAGAATTGCACAGCTTGTTGCCGAGGGCCGCAAGGGCACGGAAATTTCCCTAATCATGGGATACTCCCAATCCCGTATCAGTATTCTTCAAAGCGATCCGGCCTTTCAGGAATTAGTTGCATTCTACAAAAACCAACAAAATGCAATCTTCTCAAATGTGCAAGAGCGCCTCGCTGATCTTGGCATGGCCGCCACCGAAGAAATTCGCGAACGCCTCGAAGAGAACCCCGGCAACTTTACTACGCGCGACCTCTTAGAAGTTCAAAAGGCGGCCTTTGACCGCAGCATCGCGCCGCCCAAAGTTACCCAGAACCCGTCCGAAAGTATGCTCGCTCGGGTAATGCTGATGAACGAAGAAGAACGCCGCGCCGAAGCTAGTAACGTCTTGCGCCGCATCAACCAACTCGTTGACCGCACCCTAGAGCCCGAGGCCAAAATTATCGACAATACCAACATTATCGATGTTGATATTGAAGAATAACCATGTCCATCCCGCTTGAATTTCTGAAACTAACCGAAGAGCAAATTGCAGAGCTGCCGCCATTAGAACTGGCAAAACTTATAGCGCTCCTCGACGCAGAACAGAAAATTCAATCGACCACTGTCCTCTATCGCCTCTTCCCAGAAACCGGCCCGCTTTCCCGCCACAAGTACCCCAAACATATGGAGTTCTTCAAAGCGGGCGCCAAACACCAAGAGCGGGCATTTATCGCGGCCAACCGTGTTGGTAAAACGATGGCCGCCTGTTACGAACTGTCCTGTCATCTTACAGGATACTACCCCAAATGGTGGGAAGGGCGCAAGTTTTACGAAGGCAATACTGCATGGGCCAGCGGAGAGGATAGTAAATCAGTCCGCGAGTCTCTCCAGCAAACCCTTCTTGGCAAGCCCGGCGAGCCCGGCACAGGACTTCTTCCGGCTGAAAGTATTATAAATATTACGCCGCGCGCCGGTGTGCCTGACGCGGTTGATATCGTCACAGTAAAGCATTCCTCAGGCGGCACTTGGCGCTTAGTATTTAAATCCTATGACCAGGGACGCGAATCTTTCCAGGCTTCCAAAGTTGCCATAGTTCTTTTCGACGAAGAGCCTCCTCTTCAAATCTACACCGAAGGTCTCACCCGTACAATGTCTACTGTTCCGGGCCAGCCTTCAGGCATAGTAATGAGCACTTTCACCCCTCTTAAGGGCCTCAGCGGCGTTGTACTTTCATTTATGCCGGGCGGCCAAAGAGTTGAAGGGGAAATTGCGAATTGAGTAAATACGTTGTTTTTGCTACTTGGCTAGACGTGCCGCATCTTTCAGAAGAGGCAAAAGCCTCTCTGGAAGCATCATTTACTCCTGCTGAGCGGGCCGCGCGCACAAAAGGTATTCCGTCACTTGGCGCGGGCGCTATCTATCCAGTAGTTGAAGATGACATCACCTGTGAGCCCTTCATCATCCCGGCTTACTACAAACACGCTTTCGGCTTTGACGTTGGTTGGAAACGCACGGCGGCAATTTTCGGCGCGCTGGACCCTGAAACCGATATCCTTTATCTCTACTCCGAATATTACCGAGGCGAAGTTGAACCCCCGATCCACGCTGAAGCAATTCGCGGGCGGGGTAAATGGATTCCTGGCGTAATTGATCCCGCCGCCAATGGCCGTAGCCAAAAAGACGGTAGCAGACTTATTGACTCTTACCGCGAGTATGGGCTAAACCTCACCAATGCCGACAACTCTGTCTCCGATGGCATCAACAAAATCTGGACCCGCCTTTCCTCGGGCCGCCTAAAAGTCTTTACTACCTGCACAAATTGGCTCAATGAGTTCCGCATCTACCGGCGAGACGAAAAAGGCAAAATCGTCAAATCCGATGACCACTTAATGGATGCGACCAGATATTTAGTCAATTCAGGTTTAACTATCGCAGCACTTCGCCCCTACGATGAATGGCAGGGCCGTCCGGGCGCATTACCCCGCTCACGTAGTACCAGGATGAAAGTCGATTTCGACCCCTATCCTGACCCAACCGCGCATCTTTCCCAATCAGTTCACTAAGGAATTACCATGGGATTTCTAGGAGGACCAAAAGCGCCCGGCCCGCCGCCGCCGCCCCCAATTCCGCCTACTTTGGCTTCTCAGCAGGTACAGACCGCCGGCCAACAAGCCGCCGCCGCTGCTGCTACTGCTGGGGGCGCCGGTTTCAACAACACCTTATTTACTTCTCCTGAAGGGGCCGCCGCCCCCGCAGTTGCGCAAAAAACTCTTCTAGGCCAGTAACCCCATGTCCGAGTCTTCTTTCTCCAATACCGTAGTATATGAAGACATGGGGCCGACGCTACTTTCAAAAGTGCCGCCCACGCCTGAAAGTAAGTCCGAACCAAATGAAGATTGGGCCACAATTTACGAACATTTAAACACACGTCAAAATACTCTCCGTTCCTGGCGTTGGTCATGGTGGGCGCACTGGAACGTGCTCGCCGAATACATTCTTCCCCGCCGACACCATTGGGTTATCGTCGCTAACCGTATGTGGAAAGGCGGCCAAATTAATAATCAAATCATTGATAGTAATGCCACTCTGGCCATGCAAATTTGTGCGGCGGGCCTCTGGTCGGGATTAACTTCCCCCTCGCGCCCTTGGTTTAAACTATCTTCAGGTCTTCCCTGGAAGCAATTAGACC